CTTTTTTTTAATTAGGTACTATGCTGCTCTCAAGGTTCCCAACCGCTGTGTTTATTATATATTATAATGTGATTCGCTATGTCTATATTTTTGTATACATATTAGCCTCATAAAAGGGGGCCGAAGCCCCCAGACTTGCCAAACACTAGATCCTGCCGCGCTCTTTGTTCTTTGCGTTCACACGTTTGGTCGCCTCGACAATTTCGTCATTAGCCGCACGGATTTCAGCGTAGATATTCACGATACACTGCACGACGTCGACGCACTCTTCGAGCAATTCGCGGCGCTTATCAGCTCGAAGATCATTTTCGTTAAAACATTTTGCAGCGTACCGAACCTCCTCGGCCTCTTCTACGACCTTGGCGGCACATACCATGAGGTCGCCCCGACTTTTCGCAAAAAACGGACTTACTTCCACGGGTTCTTTCCGGCAATCGCAATCGTCAACACTTTCGACGTGATGGCTCTTGCACTCCTCTTCGACGGCATCGGCCAGCATGCCAAGATAGTCGGCGGCCTTCATTAGGTCTTCGATGCCGCCCTTGTGGTCGTATCGCATGATGTACTTCAACAGGTTTCCACGGCAGAACCCGCGCCACTCGTCGGGCGTGAGGTATGCCCGCAGCACCTCGAACCCAACGACGCCGTTGCGGTTGTACCGCTCGCACCCGTCGTCCTCCACGCAGTCCTCGTCCTCGCAGTCAAATCCGCGCGTCAGAATCTGCCGCATCCTTTCTATGTCGTCCAAAAATCGATCGTACATGCTATCTGCGGTTTCCATTGCCTCTCCTTACTTCAGATTCAACGTCTTTGACTCGTCTATCATCGCTCCCGGCACCTCGCGACCGGATTTGATGGCGTTCTTGATCGCAGCCTTGTCAGGCTCAGGCGGCTTCGGGTCGCCGAACAGGTCGCCTGGGATCAAATCTGGGTCGGTGATGACCACCCGTGAGCTTTTCCTAAGGCCCATGCACAGCCTCGGCGTCTCGACCTTTGAGTCGCCGAAGAACTCCATGCTCGACCGGATGTACTCCTTCATGCGCTCGGCCTTGGCCTCCTTCGCGCGCCTGCGCTCTGCGAGCCTCCTCTCCTCATCGCGGATCGCCCTCGCCTCTGAGTCGAGGCTCTTGGCGTACAGACCGCACGCCTCGAGCTTTTCGGTGCGCCCTACTTCCAGCTCGTCCAGCATGCTTTCGTCAAAGATCACCTCACCGGTCTCCGCACAGAACACGACGGAGTCGTTCAGGACCGCAGCGATTGAGCGGTCGAGGTCGTACAGGCTCATCCCCTCCACTACTCGGCCCTCCCGTACTCGGAGACTGCGCAGACCGGCTTGGCCGTAGGTGAGAACGGGTCCAGATCATCGGTCCGGTAGACCTTGCCGAGCATGACCGTGAACCCGTCTACCTTCGCCTGCTCTGCCTTGCGGTTGAAGTCCTTGATCTTGTCGCGAAGCTCCTTGCGCAGCATTTTGGTTCCTCTCTCTTGCTCCAAACTGACAACTATATATTACCATCATACCACAGTGATTGCAACACCTTTTTGCTAAAAAATTATATCCTCGCATATATCTACGATGTGATCGCACAGCGCGTCGGGTATCACCGCACGCCTGACCTTTCCCGAAATGCCCTGCGTACCGGTCCTCGCACCCCTCGGAGCTGCCTCGTGGCACGGGTCTCCGTTCTTGCACGGCGGCTTGAACTTCGGGTGTGGGTGGTTGGTCCATATGTCCGTGGGCTTCATGCGCGAGTCCCCGTACTGGCAATAGGTGACCGTGTACCTCGGGATCCCGGCCATCCACTCCATCTTGCGCATCCCGCCGCGCGGGTTCTCGATGAAATACAGACTCGGAGAAAGCTCTCCGATAAGGTCGAGCACATGCCGGTCGATGCGGTCGCACTCCTTGGCGTAGTCCGACACGGGGTCGAGATTTCCGGTCTGCGGGTTCTTCCTCCGATGGTGCGATATCGCCGCGATCGAGAAGGTCGTGCAGTCGGGAGAGGCCCACACCACGTCGGGCTTGCCGAACCACGCAACGACCTGCGCAGCCGTCAACCCGCCTATGTCGCAGTGGGAGTTCGCCAGGAACCGGCGGTCGTAGTCGACCGAAAAGACTTTGTGCCCCCGTGCCTCGAACGCCTTCCCTATCGACCTCGTGCCGCTAAAAAGCTCAAGCACCTTCATTTCCCGCGCCCCCCGCGAATCGGTCGAGGATCCTCGCCAGCTGCTCCAAATCCATAACCACATACGACCTGCCGACGTTCTTCGACCCGCACCCCGGCCGCTTGACAACCAAAAACCCGTAGGCAGCCCCGTCGACCTCGGCCTCTCGCTGCGTCTCCCCCCAGTGCCCAGCCAGGTCCATACGCTTCGTGGCCTTGCACTCCACGACCACGCGCTCCCCCCCAAGGAAAACCCCCGAAAGGTCCCCCCGGTCATTGACCCCGCCCAACGTCCTGCGCTCCACGTCGAGCGGGGTATGGCGTCGAAGGTATCCAGCAACGTCTGACTCGAAGGCCGTGCCCTTGGCCTTGCTCCTATTCGCCACGGCGCGCCCTCCTGAGCCTGTGTGCGCTTGCGGCCCTGTATCCGTCGTTCCTCGAAGCAGCGCACTCGACCGTGCAGGTCATCACACCGGCCGCCATGCACGCAACCGCCGCTATGACCCACTCGACGCCGTTTCCCGTTGATATGAACACACCAGCGAACATACCACCCAACGCCGCCTCTACGGCACCTGCGGCGCACCACACCACGCGTTCAAGGTCACCGAGCCTACTCGCCATAGATGCTCGCCACCTCTGACTTGCCGAACTCGAACGGATCGGACTCCATGGACTCGATAGGATTGAGCCTCGGCCCAACGAGGGTGACCCGCACGACCCACTCCGCGCGCGCGAACAGCTCTCCCAGCGGCGTACCGTCAGACACGACCGCATACGGGGCGTTTACGAAGCTGTACTGCAGGTAATCGCGCTCTGAATACCAGTAATCGCGGAACGACTCCGCCGCATCCATGACCCGCTTGATTGGCATCCCGTACGTGTCCCACGACTCGATCAAGTGGGAGAACTCGTCCTTGCCGTCGATCTTGCCTACCAAACTCACCTTGATCATCTTGATCATTCTAGACCCCTCCCATTCCTACTGGCGGATGACGAACCACTCGACTGTCAGATCACCGGGGAAATTCAAGTAGTCTTTCCCGACGTACCGGTCGGAAGCGAAGTCGCCGACGATCATCAACGCCTCCGCAACGCACTCCTCTTCGCTATCGAAGATGCAGTCGCTTCCCTCGACCATCTCGCCGTCATCGTCAACCAGGTAGATCCCGTACTGCCTATCTTCGCCCATCTCTTTCTCCTTTTCGATGTCTACCAAATGACAACTATATATTACCATGCATGGAATCACATTGCAACCACTTTGTCGAACTTTTTTATAGAATTTTGTAAATCGTTGCCAGGCCCTATGCGTATGGGTCCTCCCACCACTTCGGCTCGGCATCATCCTTGGGCCGCGCCTCACTGTGGACGTGGCAGCACCCGCACTCCCGGCACTCGAACAAATCGGTCGGCTTGTCGCACTGGTAGACCCTGTGCGCCTCTCTGCCGCACTCTGGGCACATATGGGTATCCGAACCACGGACGACGTCTTTTCGTTGCTCAGAATCGACTACACGGCTTTCTGCGGGCACATCGTAAGAGTCGTTGTAGCACCCGTCCGCAACCCACCTCGACAGCGACTTGACGTACCGAGCCTCTATGCCCTGCTCCCGCACCCACGCGGCGTAGGCGTTTGCCCCTGCTGCGATCCTCGCCAAGTCCACACCGGAGGCCACCGCCTCGGCGATTGAGTCCCGCGCCCTCTGCCGCTCGGCATTCCCCCCGATCTTCCGGGGCCAGGAATCGATGATGCACTCGACGCCAGGGTCGAGCGTTGGGGCTGTATCCTGATTTTCGACATTTCTTGAGTTTTCAACACACACAGAGTGGTTTTCAACAATCGCGCTTCCGGCATCCCTCTTGCTAGTAAGTTCACCGTGCAAAACAGTGTGTGTGTCTGTAGTATCCTTTGTAGTACTCTTTGTTATGGATTCGGCCCTTTGGGCCATATCCAAATTGCCCTTTGGGCCATATCCATTCGGCCCTTTTGGCACTCCCGGCATGGCGATCGTTATATCCGCAGTGCCGTTACCGTCCTCGTCTATCGAGTTTTGAACAGCTTTTTCAACAGCCTCTGCCTCCCACTCGGACAACCTTTTCAACAATTCATCGGCATTGAGCGAAATAAAGGTGGTCGGAACGCCGTTGAATTTATACGTCTTCGTGACTATCAGGCCCAGGCCCACGAGCACCTCGGTAGCCCTGCGCACCTGCTTCTCCGTGATGCGGATCTCGTCCCACCAGTCCTTGCGGCGCTTTGCGATCCACAGCCGCCCGTCCCTCACCAGAGACGCCCTGAGCTTTCCAGTCTCCGTCGAGCGACCGAACCAGTAGACTATTCGCGAGAGCATAGCCCCGCACACCAAGTCGCCAGCTATGTCGATGTATGCGTGATTGATTAACACGAAGTCGCTAGCGAACGACGACTTTCCCGCCAGCGCCGCCAGCTCGCGCAGACCTTCTATGCGAATTGCCATTTTTCACACCCTTCTCGCGGCGATTCTCGCCTGGGTGTGGTAACATTTTCCCAGGCGATACCAGCCGCAGATTAAATGCCGTCCCGCATACTTGCCAGGTGCGCGGGGCGGCAGCCTTTTATTGATCCTAATTCTATCACAGCTTGCGCACGATTGGGTCATCGTGTACAATCGAGGTCGCGGCCCGGTCGTTCTCCTACCGAAGCCGCCACCAACTGACGAACCCCGCGTGACCTCTCACACGCGGGGTTCATCTTTTTACGCCCTCATGACACGGTCGGCCCTGTCCCGAAGCTCCTGCGCTATTCTCGGCTTGATCCGGTCGACAGCCCCCATGTAGAGACGATAGTCGTCCTCGGATAGCTCCGACTTAAACCGCCTTGACAGCGTGCTGCTGCTCGTCCCCACCTCGGCGGCCAGGTCCGCCAGCGTTATGCCGACGTTGTCCATCCTCCCGATAACCTCGTCGCGCATCGGGCATCCGATCACGCTTTTGTTCCGCCCCGCATACCTACGCATGACCCCTCCTTAAAAGACGATCTCTTCCTCTTCGTAGACGAACTCATCCTGCGCTGGCGCGGCATCCTGCTCTGGCGCAATGTCCTGCATCTGCTCGGTGTATGCCTCCACCTGCCTTGCTACCGCCGCCTCGACCCACTTCCCGGCCTGCTCGATAGCGGCGTCCGCCTGCTCCTCCGTAAGCTCAGCCCCTACCTCGGCACCCAACGCCTTGAGCGCCTTGCATCCTATGACGGCGTCATAGGCAGTCTGCACGGGCACGTGCCTCAGCTCGGCGAGCTTGCACACACGGTCGTTGAGCGTCGCCGCCTGCTCGTCCGTCATCATTGGTACCGCCTGGATTGCATCTACGGTGCGCTCTGCTGCCGTCTCGCCGACGTTACGGACCTCGCCGGTATAAGCTACCCTGTCCATCTCCTCGGAGCTGTACAGCCCCTGGAACGCGTCAGGGAACGCCTCGCGGAGGCAATGGACGACGGCGACCTTGCGGATCATCGTGGCGGGCATCTTCGACCAGTTGCTCTTGCCTGTCGAGTACTCCGCCATTGTCACCTCGTCGTAAAACGGCCTGCGGCCATCGACGAACACCCGCGCCCAGCCGCCGATCAACCGCTCCCCAAGCTCAGGGTAGAACGCACTGCCCTCGCGGCGCTCAACCGCCTTGCCACGGATGACCACCACGCCCGCCTCGAAGCCCTGGTATCCCTTCTGGCGGTTCGCCCTCTTGGTGAAAACCTCCTTTCCGGTGATGATGCTCGCGGGATTGCTCCCGTATTTCACGAGGTAGACGTCTCTTATGAACGGGTTCAGGCGCTGCGCCCTGCACAGCTCGAGGAACAGCGCGACCTCCTTGTCGCTTGCTTGGGAGCAAATAAGGTTTTTGACGTCCTGGGGTGTGATCTGGACGTCGGTACCCTCGTCCGTCGTGAACCTAACGATAGACTCCATCCCAAACCCCTCCCTAGTAGCGGACCATGGCGGTAGCGACGAACCAATCAGCCTCACACTCGTCCATCTCGTCGAGGTCGACGTAGTCGCAGTGGTCGGTCACGTAGATATGTTCGCCGTCTACGTCCATGTAGTCGTAACCCTCGATTCCGTCGCTCACGACGTGATTGGCGAGGATGTGAGACTCCACGTATGCCGAACGCTCTTCCTCGCTCTCGAAGTAGGTCACAGCCGCGTACTCGTTGCCCTTGCAGAACATCAGGGAAAAAATGTCGCCGTTCTCGATCTCAAAGCTCCGGTTGCCGCTCTCGGTGCTCATGGTGATGATGGACTTCATTGTGGTTCCTTTCTCTCTATCCCCAACTGACAACTATATATTATCATGTGTCCGGTGATATTGCACGTAATAAATTGCAATTTTTTGAAAAATTAGGCATCAACTATAGAGCAGTCGCCCTTGCCCTCGTAGACCTTGGAGCCGTAGGCCCCACGGATGCGCTCCATAGACCATCCGCCGCCCCACTGCTTCGGCTTGCTCCCCGCGAAGTACCACATGCGCTTCTTGGCGCTCCACCTCATGCCCAGATCTCGCAGTGCCTCGCTGTGCGGCTTGGCGTCCCCTCCCACCCACACCCACGACCCGCAGACCTCGCAGTCAAGCCCCATCCTGAGCACGGCCACGATGAGGTCGCGGAACTGCTCTGGGCGCTCGTCGGTGTCCTTCTCGTAGACGCTGCCGTCCATGGCCGTATGCTGCGAGGACACGCGGCGGAACACCGCGTCGTACTCCGCATTGATTTCCTGGCAATCCTCGGTGCGCCCGCCGAGGTCTGGGTGGTGCTTCACGATGAGCTTGCGGTACTGCTGCTTAAGCTCCTCGAGCGTGGTGACGCGGTGGAACCACTTGGTCGTGACCTGCATTGCCGTCCTCCTCTTGCTCTCCCAACTGACAAGAATATAATACCATGCCCGCCCATGGATTGCAATAGTCTTGACCAAAAATATCTTTCTAAATTTTTAAGGCATAAAAAATGGGGCCTGCGGCCTTCACCCCGCAAGCCCCGAAGCGCTCGGCTGTCATTCCCTGCGCTCGACCGGTTCCGGGCCGTCGCTGACCAGGCACCTTGCCCATAGTGTATCACATAACGACCGACGGAAGACTGCGAATCTTTTCCATGACCGAATCGTACTCCTTTGGGAACACGATGCGCAGGCCCTCCATGTGCTCATCCATGACCCGCATAAAGCCGTCCAGGTCTACGCCGCTCGCCGCCTCCATGAAATCCGATCCGCTGTAGTCATCCGTGTACTCATCGGGCTGCCGCCCCAGGTGCTCGCGCACGGTGTACAGAGACGCAAGCCGATGCACCGACTGCTCGTCATCGGCGCTGCAATTGTCCTCGATCCATGCAATCTCATCGTCGATAGCTGCGAAGTCTATCACCTGGCCCACACCCTCCCAAAATGGACGCCGGTAGCCTCCTTTACCGCGTGCATTATACCTCGACCGTAATTCGCGATGAAATTGCACGCCCACTCCTCGACCGCCACCCACGAATCCTCCGGCACGATTGAATGCAGGTGATCCAGCAGGCCGAAGCTCACCATGGCGCAGTGGCCGACCTCGTGCGTGAGCACCCTCTCAAGGTCCGCGCCTCGCAGGGCCTTTGACAGATAGACGCACCTGGTGGCCGGGTCCGTCGTGGCGATACGAAAGACGCCCGTGCGGTCTACGAGCCTCGGGTCATCCGGGGCCACCCGCACGGGCGTCCAAATATCACCATTCAAAACGAATGGTTTCACGTGAAACATTCCTTCTTACATCGATTCGAGCATGCTCTCAAGATCGCGCTTTAGCTGCTCGCGGCGTGCGGGGTCTGCATTCTCCATGATCTCACGGACGTTCTCGACGGACTCCTCGGAGTAGCCGGAGCGGCCCCGGTTGGACCGGGGGCGGCCCTTGCCTCGAAAAGTGCCGTACTGATTGCGGTACATGCGGTATCCCATGCGGCCATCGGACCCGCCGGAGTACCCTCCGCCCTGGCCGCCCTGCCCGCGCGAGCCACGGACGCCCGAGGAACCACGACCGCCGCCCATGTCGCCTCCGTCGTAGCCGTAGGGGCCTTCGTCCCAACCGTCCTCGCCGTCCATGGCCTCGATAACAGACTCGTAATAGCACGTCTCCATGCAGGCCTTCTCGGACTCACACAGGTCTTTGATCATATCGACCACCATGCCGAGGTCGTGGGGGTTCGACCCCTGCTTCGCGAGGTCCTCGGCCTCCTGGATCATTTTGTCCTTGAGCTTAGCGATACGCTCCATATCTCGCGCCCTCCTTAGGCGATCCGGCGGATATACAGGGCCGAACCGGCCCCAAGGGTAACGGGCGTGGTGCCCACGTTCTCGACCGTTATGCGGTCGTAGTCCCCACAGCAGTTTTGCACGGCCGTAGATGTCGCGACGTTAAACACGTCGGTAGCAGCGGTGACGGTCGCAACCATGACGGTCTCGCGCAGCGGGTCTCCGCCAAGCGCAAGCGCCAAATTGGCCTGCGTACCAGCCGCGCCGCCCACATTGCCCGAGAACGACACGTCGAATATGCCATTGCCTCGAAGCCTCACGGCCCCAGTGCCAGGACGGTGGCACTCGCTGCACCCAGTATGCAGCACGGTCCGGTCGAACTGGGCGACCTGCCCCGGCTCGATTGTCTGGGCTGCCGTTGCCGACAGAACAATCATTCTAGTACCTCCTTAATCAGACGAGGGCGGGAGGCCTAAGCCCCCCGCCGGAATGACTAGTTGCAGCAGCCGCCGCCGTTCCAGCTCGAGAAGTTGCCGCAGCAGTTCGTGGGGAATGTGACAGGCTGCGGGGGCTGCACGATGTACGCCGCCGTCGGGCACTCTGCGCCGGTCTTTCGCAGGATCTCGGCCTTATTCGCGTCCATGGCAGCCATCAGCACGTTGTTCTGATTAGCCTGCGAGGCCGAAAGGCGGAGCGCCTGGTTCTCGCTCTGGAGGGTCGAGATCTTGTCCTGGCACAGGTAGTCGAGGATGGCGCGGGTGCCTGCGTTCTGCGAGTCGATGATGTCGCGGGTGTTCTGGTTCATCGTGTTCTGTAGCGCGCAGGTGTCGGTCGCCATGTCGTAGCGAACCTGTGCGATTGCCGCGCGGTTTTCGCAGCAGCATTCCGCAAGCTGCGCCTGGATGGCGTTCTGGTTCTGCAATGCAACGACGTTCGCCGAGTTGAAACCCTGCTGGATGTTGTAGCCGAGGTTGCAAAGTCCCTGGTTGACGCCGTTAAATCCCTGCATCGTGTTCATGGCCTGCGTGGCAAAGCCGTTGGTGATCGTGTTGTTGAGGGCGAACGTAGAGTCGCAAATGCCCTGCTGGATGCCTCGTACGCCGTTCTCAAGCTGGCCGAAATTCATGTCCTGGCACAGGTCGGCACGGGTGAGTGCGCCCTGCACACCGGCACCGTTGCCGCCGCCGCCCCAGCCGCCGAACCCGTTGCCACCCCAACCGAAGATGGCGAAAAGGATGATGAGAACCCACCAACATCCGTCGCCTCCCCACATCCCGTCGTTGCGGTTGCCGCCGCAATTGGTGACCGCAGCCACGTCCGCAGCGCTCAGGGGAGAACCGCCGTAGTTCATAAACATTTCAACTTCATTTCTTTCCGACCGTACACTTTTCAAGGTCCTATAGACAAACGCCCCGCGAAGGCGAGGCGAATGCTACCAAAGTTATATTCCCGCGCTAGACGCCGAAGAAACGCCGCGCCTGGCTCACCGCGTCTTCGCGTGAGATTCCGCGAGTCTGCAAGATGTTGTTAGCCAGCTCCTCACATCTTGCTTTATCCCCGCTCATCAGCACACCCAACATCGACTGTGCGTTTTGGTTTTGAGCGACTTGCGGGTTTCTCTGCAACATCTCTTGCACAAACTGCATTGGATTCACTTAAACCGCCCCTCATCTGCTCGACCATCTCTATAACCTGGTCCATCTTTTCAGACAACGCTGAAATTGGGTCAATTTGCGGCACTTCCTGCTGCCCCTGCTGCTCTGGAACGTAACGAACCGTGGTGATAGTGCCGTTAGGTGCCCACCGCTTGCCAAATACGCACGACCCGTCTGCAGCCGGGAACCAACCGACCGAGCCGTCGTTCGGCACATCGCCGACCGTGATCTCTTCGAGCGAGGAAACCACGCGCCCCATGAGGGGCGCGGGTTTTTGCTGCTGCGGCTGGTATTGCGGCTGATAGTACGGGATGTTAACGTACTGCTGCGGCTGCACCTGCTGGCCGTAGGGATTGCCGTACATCGGCGCTCCTTGCGGCTGGTATTGCGGCTGGTACGGGTAGTTTGCCACGTGATTCTCCTACGACTTGACCAGATAATCGTCCGTCTCAGGCTTGCCGGTGTGCTTGCCTACTGCTACGTACCTGTGCACTCCTGACTCACCGCCGGTGTACCTGCCCCAAACGTAGCCGTCCGCCACAGTGTACCAGTCATCGAGAACGACGGCCTCGCCCTTGTCGTAGGTGACCCCCTCGACAACCTCGCCACTCAGGCTCGGAGACTTGCGGATTCGAAGCCCGTCCACGCGGCAGTAGTACAGGCCGCCGACAAAATCGTCGGTCGAGTCGCCGGGTGCCTCGGTATAATCAGGCGTCGACTCTGCGGGAGGCTCCGGTAAAACCGTCTCTCCGCCGACCACCGGTATCCCGAACGCGTTCAGGTAGCCGACCGCAATCTCGTCGATTCGGTCGCGGAAGGTGCGCAGGTCGTTCTCATCAGAAATGAAACCGTTCTCGACCAGTCGGTACGGGATACCGCGCGACGCAGCGACGTTGGGTGACTTTAGGTCGCCGCGCCCCACGATGACGTTTGCCCGCCCAGGGAAGATGGACCGCATGAGGTCGGCCAGACGGTTGTCGTACTCGTCAGCCGTGAAACCTGCCTTGATGATGACGTGGCCTCCGCGAGCGCCCACACCGGCGCTGTCCATGTGCAGCTCCACGACCTGGCAGTCGCTCGGGATGCCCCAATTGGCGATGCCGTTGTCCTTCCACACGTTGCGCGAAAAGTCCGAAAGGACGACGTTGTCACCACCGAACCGCTTGATAGCTGTAGCCAGCTCTCGAACCTGCTCATCCTCGAAGTAATAGACGCCATCGCAGACGCCGCCAGCACCCGGGTCTCCGTCGCCGTGGCCAGGAATCACGTAGAGACGCATTCAACCCCTCCTAAGTGACGCTACCAAAGTCAAACTAGGTCACCTCTATGGTAGCACGTCGGTGGCCATCTGCCAATTATTAGTACACTTACTCGATGTCAGTAACCTCCTGCCACGCCGCCGGATACTCACCAGGATCCCAGTTGGCACCGTCGTACACGCATACGTAGCGCCTACCCTGCCAGGTAATGCCGTCCCCGACTCGGTACGCGTCGTGGGAACCGATAGGGCGCACGAACTCGGGGTAGTCGCCCACATCGGGCGGCTCGGTTCCGTTGAGGTCGTACTCGATCCTTGCCAGCCTATCGGACACGTCCTTGACCATACTCTCAAGGACCGCCAAGCGGTCCATGGTGGGGGCCATGGAGTCCTCTGGCCTTGCGCTGTCGCGGGCCATACATAGAAGCTGCTCGCGCTCGTCGTCGGTGACGTAGCCCCTCACCCAGGAGTAGTCGATCTTCTTGATGACCTCGGCCAGGCTTATTCCTCCGTGACTGATGACGTTCTTGATGACATCAAACATTTCTAAACCTCCAATGCGTTTGCGGCCAGCCCGTTTACAACTGCCTCAAGGTCCGATATCCGCTTGTTCTGGCGCTCGTGCTCGATGTTCACGTCCACCTGGTAGGTGAGCGCGACGTCGGGCTGCACGCCGCTCTCGCTGGTCGCCCACACGTTGCTGGTGGACTCTGGGAGGCGCGGGGCGGCGGCGCTGGCGAGGGGGATTACCTCGGGCGTGACCATGGGGTAGTCGAGCTCGATAGGGTTTTCGGCAAGGCGCGACTTGAACGCCGACACGTCTCTGGTGCCGTCGTTGATATATACCTGGTCAACCCTATCGTCAGTACCAGCACGCTGGAACGAAAGGCCAATAACGCCCATGTAAGTGTTGTTGGCTGACACTACCGCGAAAGACGTGCAGTATGCGGGCACGATGCCGTTGTTCGATTTTGGCGGCGCAACTTTGCCTTCAAGAATATTTGTGTAGTACTCATGCGTGTTGTATGCGGATACCGTGGCCATTCTCCAGCCCTCGTCCGCGCTCCCGTCGAACACCGCGTGCCCGACCCTCCTCACCAGCTCCCTGCCCCCGTCATCCGTCCACCTCACCTCGTCGCGCGTGCCGTCTGGCAGCGAGCGCAGGGTGACCGGGGAGCCGTCGGGCATGGTCAGCGGATAGGCGGAGCCGGTGTAGGGCATGTAGCTTTCCGGAACGGCGTCCTGCTCGTAGATGGCAGGCCTCACTATGCCGTCGTACAGCTTGAACACGATTCCATATGTGTCCGATTTGCTTAGCGTGAAGTTGTACGAGGCGGTCCCGGTAGATGTGAACAGGATGTTTTGCGGTATGTTGAAAACTTGCAAACCGTCTTTTCTGAATACCTGAAAGCCTTTTGATTTGTTAAGGCTTGGCTCCTTCGTCTCAATGACCAAGGTGTACTTTCCGCCTGGTAGGTAGAGCTTGTAGTCGGAACTGTTGTAACCCCACGCACGCCCGTCAGCGCTAACAGAGTCGACGGAACTTACGAAGCAATCCAAGTCCGCCACTTTTGCTCCTTGATATCCAGAAGCTATCAGGAGGCTTGCGGCGTCGAGGAAATTCCTCCCCGCGCACACCACCTCCCCGCACTCCACGCTCTCGATGGCCTGCGGGTAGTCGGGGTTCGGGGACGGCTTGCCGCCGGTGTAGGGCTCCCAAGGCGTGGCGGCGGAGCCTAGCTCTAGCTGGGGGTACATGACGGCGTTTATCGCGGTGTCCTTCACCACGTAGAGGGTCACCCGCGCGCTTATCGGATTCGCGACGCTGAACGTCACCGTTGCCCCGGCGGGCACCCCAGGTATGGACCCCTCGGACCCGTCGGCCTCGAACGTCCCCACGGCGCACAGGACGCCCTGCGTGTTCGACGCGATCGTGTATGTGCCGGCGTCGAGCGGGATGCCGGTCCTTACCGAGCCGCCTCCCGTGTAGTAGGTGAGGTAGGAGTTGTTGGTCGCGGTTCCCGACACCTTTATGCCGCCGTCGCCGTTGTCCTCCCACGTGATGCCGTTGCTCGTGTAGGGCAGCGCGTGGTCGGGCCCGTGCAGCAGGTTCTTTCCGGTGGTGGACGCCTGCTCTGAGCGCCCAAGCACCCTAAGCTCCCCGACCGGACTGGGCCACGCGTCCTCCACGTGCGCGAGCGGGCCTTCCGCCTCCCCCGCCAGGTAGTTCCCCGCGCGCAGCACCGTCGCGGCGGTTATACCCTGCATTGCCTCGGCGGCGTCCTCCGCTGCGTTCTCTGCTTTGGAAGTCGCTACAGCAGCGGCATCTATCGCATCCGCAGTGTCTGCCTGCACTTTTTCGATTGTCTGATTAGCCGTGGCAAGAGCGGTATTGGCGTTGGTCACAGCCTGCTCGGCATCGTCTGCCGCTGTGTCAACCCTGTTGATGGCCTCGTAAAACTCGTTGAGCGCGTTCTTTGCCTCGGGAGCGTTGTCATTGAGGATCTGCGCCTCGACTCGGGCCATGAAATTGCGTGTGCAAACTTGGTTATCGCCCTGGTATACGGCAATCGCCATCGCCACTTCACCGGGCACCAGGGCATCCGAAGGCACAGGCACTTCCCATGTAGCCGTATCGGCCTCATACACAGGCGACATAGTAACCCAGCCGCCCGAGGAATTGGGGTCGTAGATTGCGGCGTTGAAAAGCAGGCGCGCCCCCATGCTCCCCACGGACACGTTCGTACCGTCGTCTGTCAGCGAGAACCTAATAATCCGTCCGTCGTGGTCGTTAGCCGACAAAATGACCGGCAGCCCCTCCAAGTGGTCGTTTGCGAAGTCAGCATGTAGTTCGATAGTGCGATAACACTTGATATCCATGCTTGCTACTCACCATCCTTGCCGGATTCCTGCTCCTCGACCTCCGGCACGCTCTCCGGGTCAACATTCTTGGCATCGTCGTGCGGCTCGGCGTAGCCCATGGCCCGCGAAGAGTCCGCAATGCCCTTAGTCGTCGGGTCTACCACGATTCCGAGCGCGCACAGGACAACGAGCACGGAATCAACCGCACAAACGACCTGATCGGTGGTCACTGGAAGTTCGAAACCAAACGCCTGCGCCACGTCGGTTGCGAAAACCATCGCCGCCGACACCAGCGCAACCAGAACGGCCCGGTTCTTGATGCGCAGCTTCCAATTGATTTTGTCGAGATTTTTCACCTTTTAAATCTCCCTTCCGTGAAATTTTGCGATAACTGCATTGTACAGCTCCGTCCCCGTGCCGTTTCCGCCGAGGCGGTGATACGCGTCGTACGTGCGTTCCAAATACTCCCTGTCGGTCAGCTTCATCGGTATGTCGTTCTCCACGTGTTTACTGTGTATGTGCACAAGCTCCGTCCGGAGCAGTGAGCGGACGCCCTCGCAAAGGGCGTCCATCTTCTCGTTCTGCTCCTTCTCCTCCATCTCGGCCTTTCTTCGCATGTCCTTAATCAGCTTGAGCAGCCACCCGAGCATGCCTCCCAGCACGGCAGGGACAGCCCACTGCAAAACCATCGTCAAAACGTCTTCCATCGAAACTCCCGTCATCGAACGTCCGTACATTCCGATGGGATTATTCCATGGCCGACGCCATAGGTCTACACCATGATCCACTCGTCTCAACGGCCATCAAAAATCGCCTAGAATGTAGCCAGCCACTTGTAGCTGCTCCCCTTCCGCGCATAGAACCCCTCTGTTGTCATGCCGAACGCGTATGTCTGCCCGCCGTTTACGAACGACACCTCAGAGGCGTTGGTGTTGACCTGCACCTGGCACTGGGAGTTCAGCGACCTGACGGCGATTGTGTCGGTAGTCGAACTCAATGCCATCGCCATGGACTTTGTGCCGTTCGGCAGCGTAATAGGCCCTGATAGCGTCAGGTAGTCTTTGCCGTTTATATCGAGCTGCGCGTTCAGCGACACCATCTTTCGATTTGAGTTTTGCACCTCGAAGCCGTACTGGTTCGTTCCGGACAGCTTGCCGACGGTTCCCCAAGCCTCGGTGCTCTTACCTAGCCTGTCTGCGATTATCGTTCCGGTCTTGATGTAGTCGGCATTGATGTACAGCTCGCCAGACTGCATATAGATGCCCTTGAGAGTCCCGTTAGCAGTCAGCAAATCAAATATCGCCTCCTGCGTCTTGAGCGCCGAAAGGTCAGACGCCGCAGTGTTAGCCGTGCGCTGCGCCGTATTCGCGCGCAGCAGGGCGTCGTCCCCGGCCATGCGCCAGTAGGTTCCATTCCACGTGATGAGCGACGTGCGGCTCGCGCGGATGGCAATCGAATTGCCCGTGATGTATGCATTGCCGAGCAAAAGCGGGTAAGCGCCTGTATTATTGACGTTGACGGTTACACGCCCAGCCTCGTCGCGCGACGTGTTAGTATCCTGCATCCAATAGACGATGACGGTAGCGCCCTTCCTAAGCTCGAAGCCCTCGCAGATGACGGCCTTTTCAGGCGTGGCCGCAGCGGTGTTGCACGTACCGTAGTAGGTCCCCGGCGGGAGTGCGTTCATCTTAAGTTCGCCGGTTTCCAAATTCCAGTAATTAGTTCCCGTTTTGTCTGTAATGATTCCGCTCGCAAGGTACGTCGCATTTATATAAAGCTCGCCAGACTGCATATAGATGCCCTTTGCAGCGCCGTTGTTGGTGAGCTTGTTAAATATTCCTTGCTGTGTGAACTGATTGTTTATTGAATTTGCTATCGTGCTTGCATTGTTTGCGGTTTCGTTGGCGGTATTCGCAGTCTCGTTAGCCCCGTTGATTGCCTTCGCGAGCACCGGAGACGTGTACGTGGTGCTCCCGTCGGTCCACGTCACCTTGGAGCGGGTCCATATATAGTTGCCCTCTGACCATACAGGCTGCGCCGTTGACCACGACCCGCCGCTCTGCGTCGTCTGCGATGTCGAAAGGTAGTACTCCTCGACAACCGCCGAGACGCCGGTACCCTTAAAGAGCGACCATTCGTAATCCGAAGGAGTCGTGCTGTCGGCCTGCACGTAGTCGGTTCGCACGCCCACGTACTTGGCTCCCGTGAACGGGGTCACCGAAAAGCCGTCCGTACCCGTCGCGTTGTTTGCGTAGGCGAAATGGACGTAAGTCGTAAGGCCGTCGGCTCCGGGCGAACCGGGCACGCCCTGAGGCCCCTGTATCTTGCCCACGTCCTGCCAGCTTGAGCCAGTCCACACCCACAGGTCGCCACCGATGATGTATCCGTCGCCCTTGGCAGCTCCGCCCGGCAGCTGCGATGGGTCTTCGAAGGTGCCCTTGATTGTGACGCTCGTGCCGTCCGCCCCGTCTTTTCCCGGTGCACCGGCCGGTCCCTGCGCTCCCTGGATGCACGTCGGGTCGCTGTAGCTGACCTCCCCGCTTATGTCCACGGTCTTAGTCCGCTGCCACATGTATCGGTCTGCCTGCCACGCCGGTGCCGTCGTGCTCCAACCGGCCAGCGGCGCTACGGTCTGAGAAATTCCTAGTGCGTACTCAACGTCTACCGCCTTGATGGCATCCCCCATCTCTGCTGGTACGACGGTCATCTGCAATTCGCCAGTATCGAGGTTCCAAAAGTTCTTTCCGGTCTTGTCGCGAATGATTCCGGCCTGGATGAGATCTGCGTTCATGATGCCCGACGTGATGGCGTCTGCGATGATGCCAGAACCGTCCGCCATAGCAGTCCAGTCCAAGGTTCCGTCCGCATTGACGCTGTCGGCGATCCTGAACCCACCTCCCTTGAGCTGGAACGCCCTCGCTGGGGTCGTAGTAGGCTTTAGATTCGCATCGAGCGGCACCGAAGAGTAGATCGTGCCTTCCTCGAAGCTCTCGTACTTGTAAACGCCGCCCTCCTCGAACCTCTCGTTGAAATTCGCGACCATCTGCTCGAGGTAGCTCGGGGCCTGGAACGCAGCCACGTCCCACGCGCTCGAACGGTTGTTCAGACTTCGCAAGCTCGAAGACTGAGAAGCCCACATGTCCGCGAAGTCCTCCGATATGTTGCCTATGGTGAGCGAGACGAGCGCGTTGTCGTCAATCAGATTGCGCACTGTCTGCATCACTCGGCCCTTAACCCTGACGTCGAACCCCTCGGCAGAGTCGATGATCGCCACGGGGTCGCCCAGCTGAGAGTCCGCGAAGTCGTATCCAGCCTCCTTAAAGTCGATTACATCGGCTTTGTAGGAAACAACCGGCTCGATCAGCGCGTCGAGCGCGTCGATCGCCAGCGCCGCCAGCTCGTCTTTGTCCTCGCAGTCGTTAAATTCCACCTGTGCGAACACGTGTGCCTTTCCGCCAGACGCACCGGGACGCCCCCACAGCTCGCGCGCACGGTCGTTTTGCACGTACTCCGCGTTTGCCACGTGGTAGGTGCCAGCATCGTTCTCAGCGATCGGCCCGACCTCCTCCATTGTCAGCCTGCGACCGTAGCCGTCCCCGACCTGCTCGCCCTTTCCGTAGGCATACAGCGCCGTATACACCTCCGAAGAGTCGAACGTGCGTTTGATGCCCGCCATGTTGTGGCCGTACACGAAGCGCTTGCCCCGGTCTGTGCCGCGACGCGTCACATTGACCTTGCGGGCAGTCACCCCGGTACCGGCTACCTCGATCGTGGTAGACATCTCGCCGCCCCAGGCGTCCACAACGTCCTTGACGCACTCGCGGCACGTCTTGTGGTAAAACGTCATGCTCTTTGTTCCGGGCATTGTGACGCTTCCAACCTGCCATCTCGTGACGTTCGACCGGTTACCAGACTCCGTGAGCACTGCCAGCAGGACCTCGGCGCAAGTCTTGTTCGTCGGCCTCTTGTCGACGATGTAGTCCCCGAAAAGCTCAGATATCGAGTTTTCGCACTCTGCCTGCCAGTAAACGCCCCGATCATCGTCCTCTCCGGACTCAACCAGCACGGCCACGTGCTCGTGCCACACCCCCAGCGCGTCGCACCAGACGACCCGGTCACCCTTGTCGATCCGCTGCGAAGCCGTGAGCGTCACGACGTCCTCGCCGTTGATAGATTCCTTCCACTCTGCAGCCGTGATCCCCACGAGCTGCCCTAGGTTATGACCCCATCGGTCGAAGCGTACAAACCTTACAGCCATCGATCCTCCCATGTCATAGTCGAACTCCCATTCGTTGTGCTCAAGTGCGCCTCACCCGGCGGAAGATCGAAATAGTCCGAAGCCAGAGTCACGTACCCGTCTGCCGCCGCACCGTCGATCGTGCAACGCTGCGCCCTCATGTCTATGCGCAGGCGGCGCGACCCGTTGAAAGCAGCCTCGACCCGGACGAACCTACCAGTATTAACGTTCGTGACCTGCCATGCTGACCCCGAAGCGGGCACCACTTCCAGCACACCGCGGGCTGGGTAGGTCCCGCCCACGCGGAAACGGCCCTCAGAACCGAACGTGGCGCGCCTCCTCCGACCGTATGCGACTGGGTCTGGGCAGGTGAACGTAAGCTCGCACCCTCCATGCCTCCAAAGGCTATCTAACGCGCTATCGTCGCTCAGAACTGCCATATACGAACGCTCAGGGTCACCGTCTAGAACCAGACGTTTCGGCTCGTCAGAGAGCAACACGGCGGCCAACTCGCGAATATTACCGGCTCTATCGGCCGTCGGCCTCATGAGCACCTTCATCTTGATCGTGCGCGGACCAATCTTCCGCCCGATGTACCGTGCCCCGTCCATCCCGGGCACCTCCTGCACGACCGCCTCGATGGGCGGGAGCAGCGAATCAACCGCCCCCGCCGCGATGAGGTAGTCGCCCAAATCGACTCCACCGAATATCATGCCAGCCCCAACCCCCTTCGCCTCTCTTGCAGCTTGCGCCCGATGCGCTCCAACAGCTTGTCGTCGTCTGCCTCGCTGCCGGAGTGCTCGAAGTGCTCTATCACGATAGACACATTGCCGGACGACGCGCCGTAGGAAGTCGCAGGCGTCGCGGAGCCTCTAATGCGGCCCTCGACGTCGAACGTCCCGCCTATGTCTGCGGTCTTGTCGTCCAAAAACTCCTCAACCTCGCCCCATCCCCTCTCAAGCCCACCCAGCAACCCGTCCATGATGAGCGTGCCGTTCTTGGTGAGCAGCTTCCTGTCGACGTTCTCGGGCCCCTTGATCTTCGGGATCATGGAGGTGATGTTGCCGAACCAGCTCTTAACGTTCCCCCAGATGCTTTTCAGGCCGTCCCACAACGAGTTGAGAATGTCCTTGCCGATTTGAAAAAGGTCGATGCTGCCAAGACTGTCCATGATGGTGGACCCAATCTCCGGCAGCCTTGAGATCAACTCGCCGATGAATGTCGGGAACGCAGTAAGCAGCGAAATGAACAGCTGCAACCCTGCTTCTATCAAAGTCGGGATGTTCTCGATCAGCGTCGTCACGATGGTCGAGATGATCGTCGGCAGGTTTTCAACGAGGGCCGAGATGAACTGCGGCAGAGCCGTGATGATGCCCGTAAAAAGCTGCAATGCCCCTTGGATGATCTCGTCCAGGTGCTCAAGCAAGGTGGTGATGATCGTCGTGATGATGCTCGGCAGCACCGGGACCAGCTGCTCGATGAGAAGCGGTATAGCCGTCACAAGGCCCAGGAACAGCGTCAGCGCCGCCTCGACAAGAACCGGTATGTTTTCCGTCAGGAACGTTACCAGGGTCTCGATGATCGTCGGCAGAGCATCCACGAGTGCCTGAATCGCCGTCGGAAGCACCTGCACTATCGCCGTGATGATGGTTGAGACCATGCCGACGAAAGTCTCGATCATCCCAGGCAGCTGCTCTCCAATCAGCGCGATAATCCCAGGCAGGCTCTCCATTATCGCCGTGGACAACGAGCTGATAATCTCCTGCACCCTCGGAACGATGTTACCTGCCGCCGTGGTCACGGTCTCAACCAGCTGCCCGGTCAGCTCGCCGACGTTAGCCGTATCGTCTCCAAGGCCGGTCAGCCAGTTTTCCCATGCCGCCCTCATGGCCGTGACGGAACCCTCGATGGTTGTCGCGGCCTCGTTTGCCGTGGTCCCAGCGATGTTCATCTCTTCCTGGATCGTCTGAATGGCCGTGACAACATCCGCGAACGACTCGATGGACAGGTCTGCCATCTCGCCGTTTGCCTCGCGCACGCGGTTGGCGTCGGCGATCAGGCGCTCCATCTCATCTTTGGTGCCGCCATAGCCCAACTTGAGGTTGTCGAGCATCGTGTAATTCTGCTTGGCAAACCCCTGATAGGCGTTTTGCACATCCTCCATGTTCGAGCCGTACACGTTGACGTTGTCCGCCATGGCACGAATCGCAACGTCGGCCTGCTTAGCCGCCGCCTCCGTGTCGCCTCCCATGGACTGCACCAGCGCCGCCGAGAACGACGTAGCCTGCTCCATGTATTGGTTCGCGCTCAGTCCGGCAGTCTTATAGGCCTCCTGGGCGTTCTTTAGCACAGCGTCCGACGCCTCGCCGAAGATCTTATCGACGCCGCCCGCAAGCTGCTCATAGCTTGCGTATGCGTCCAACGCGCCCTTGCCGATGGCCGCCACGCCTGCCCCCACGGCAACAGTGCCCGCAGCAATCGCGGCTGCCCCGGCCTTCGCAGCACCAGACAGGCCGCTTTTTATCTTTGACGCCGCAGCCTCTACCTTGCTGCTTGCCTCGTCGTTGGCAGTGATGCTGACTACGAGATCAAGTAGGTTCATTAGCTCCTCACCTCCAAACCAGCTCCTTTTACTATTCCGTCGATGACCTCGTTTGGGTCAATGTCTGGCTTTTTGCCCCTGCCGACCATGTCCGCCCAGCTCTCGCCTACGCACCTGCCCTGAGCCTGCAAGCGCATCGACTCCGTTACGTACACGCGGAATGCGTACTCCTCCCGCTCCCTAGCAAAACGGCCCTCGGTGTACGCGCGAAACGATCGCACGTTCCGAGGGCCGCGATATTCGCCCAGGCAAACGGCCAGGGTCTTTCGCCCGTCCAGGCTCAGCCGAAAAAACTCAAAAGCTCTTCGTCGGTCAGGATCTCGTAGACATCTCCGAAGAGCTTTGCCATGGTCAGTTCCCGCTCGTACTCCTCGGTGGTGACGCCGTTCACAGCCGCGAGCACCGCCACCAAATCTGCCTTGTGCTTGCGGATGATTATCGGCACGACGGACTTCGCGGCGTCGAGCGGCTTCTTGCCCTTGCACGACCCGATGGCCGTCTGAACGCCGCTGTCCTCGGCGATGTTGGCAATAGGCACGACGATCTCGCCGATGACGTCGAACACCCGCTCGCCCTTGATCTCGGAAAGCCTCACTAATCCCCCTTACTCCGAAGCTCCGGTAGCGGGAGCCACATAGTACAGCTCGAACGGCACTGTGTCCTGCAAGTCGATGGAATAGTGACCGGTGAACTCGAAGGCGAACTGAGCTTTGCCCTTGTCGGTGCTCTGCAACGAGAAACCTCCGGTGCTCAGTGCGTTGATGAGCCTGATCGCACAATAGCCGCCGTCGCTCAAGTCGCCAACGAACCAGATGTCGTCGAAGTCGGTCTGCTTTACTACGTTTCTCGGGACGACCTTGCCTCCGTTCTCGTCCGCAAGGCCCACCAGCTTTTTAGCCGTCTTGCTGTCTGTGGTGACAAGCGTCCCGGAGAGCAGGCATTCCCACGCGTCGAGCTGCTTAAGCTCCATGGTGTTCTTCGGGCAGTTGTCTATATCCTCGCCGAAGTCCGTGAAGCTCGGCGTGGCCGTGAACGACACGCCGCCGGTGGTCGCGCCGAGGATGTTGTCCTCTACATACGTCTTGCCACTCGGGTCGAAGTCCGTGAGCACCATCCCGGCATTGATCGCCAGTCTCTCGAAGGTGTTCACGGGGATTTTGGAAAAACTCATGCTAATCCTCCGTAAGGTACTCGACGCTCAAATTTATGTAGCGCCTCTTGATTGCATTGTCGTCCCCCTCGCCGTCCACGGACTGCGAGAACGGAACTCCCCTCTTGATCCAGACGCTACCGCCTTCGCACAGGAGGAACACTCCCTTCCTTCCGACGCGCTCTGAAATCTCCTGCGCCTTGGCGTTCGGAAGCGCCTCGGACTCAGTGAGGTACCAAAGGTTTACCACGACGGACTGCTCGCCATCTCCGAAAGCACCTGTGCTCAGCTCGTAGGTCAGATATGGCATCTCGGCGTCTGCTGGTACGGCGGTAGCCGCATATGCTGGCACGCCGAACCCGCTCAGGAACTCGTAGATCGCACCAGCCTTTGTGGTCATAGGTGGTACTCCTCTGCCTGAACCTGCTGAAACGAGAACGATGCAACTTCCGGCGTCTGAACATCGTCGGAATTTGATAGCACGCGGAACGCCTGGCCGTCGCTGTCGCGCTTGAATACGTCGTGGAACTCAAGCCTGTATGCCTTGTCGACCGTGACCGTGTACTTGGTGCTCACCGCATCCTTTGATGCCATGCGGGCGGGGGAGGAATTGTCAAGCACGATGGCGGCTGAGAAGCTCATTCCCTCAAGCCATGAATCCATCCAACCGCCCTCGCCGTCCGGAACCCTATGGCGCTCCATGAGCGTGCACGGCTCCTTGAACTTCTCGATGAGGCTCAAAGCTTCCTCCAAGCGTTGAGGCGCGCCCTGAACTGGTCTTTCCAGGAGTACGAGCCACCGTCTGATCCTCCGCCGTCCTTTAAGCTGTACGAGTAACCGCCGAAGCTCTCAGACTTGTACGGGCTTGCGATTGCCTGCGCGTTCGCCTCGCACCATTCGGCAATGTCGTCGGCGAGCACCTTTACCGCCATTGGAACGGCGAGCGGGGCGATGTATCCCGTGAACACCTCGTCTTGCAGAACGTCGGAATTGTCCCCGAAAAGGTGCAAGCCGTCGTTGAACACCGACCCTTGCACCCAATAGTACTGACCATCCGCCAGGAACGTTATTCCGGCGTCCCCGTCGTGGATTCTGTACTCCCGATAGCGTCGCGACTGCTCGAACCGGTTGTTCAAGTGGTTCATGACCTCTTCGAGCGTCGCCGTCCTATCCGACCTGGTGTCAGGCATCCGCGCCCCCCTCTATGACCTCGATGATCTCGGCCTTTCTCATCGCACTCGTGACGCCCGTGACCCCGTAGCTTCGGGCTAGGTCAAGCAATCTGGCCTTGCTCATGCTCCTGAGGTCGGGCGAAGGCGTGTCATCGAGTGCTTCTATTCCCCCGAGCCACCGGTGGATGCGGCAGCGGTGATGGTTGCAACGACGATGCCGTCGATGCGCTCGGCAAAGATCTTGACGCCGCTAATCACCGTGTCAAACGCCGTCAGGTTGGTGTAGTCGGCCTCCTCGTGGATGCCGATGTAGCCGGTCGAGTCGGAAGTGAAGCTAAACGCCTGGTCGAGGTCTGCGCCGTTGACTGGCACGTAATACACGACGATGTTGTCCTGCGCAGTCGCGTAGATCTTGCCCTTAGGCACAGAGGCGTTCATGAACACCGTGCCGAGGCCCAGGAAACCCTCGATGTAGCTCATACCGAACGCTGTCTGCGTGGTAACCACGGCACCGCCGAGGTAGTCTGCCACGTCCTCGGGATGCATGAAGAACACGGTCGAAGAGTCGGTGTCCTCGAAAAGCACCTGGAGCTTGCCCCACGCAGCCGCAGCGGCCTTCTGCAAGCCCACTCCGGTTGCCGTGCCGGTGCCGGTCGCCATGAAGGTGAACATATCGGACTTGATGCCCTTCTGCACGTCAGAGAGCATCTTTTCCGTGGTCATCTGCACGGCCTGGTCGTAACCGGCATCAACGATCGCCTCGGCGCTGGTCGCCTTGCGCCACTTTTTGATCGTGATCTCGCCGTAGCTCACCGGCTCGGTCTTGTACTTGCTCAGGGGGATGGTGTCGCCCTCCGCAACCGTGCCGCTCTCGAGGGTGCCGCTCGCCTTGTACGCCTTGAGCGCCGCCCCCGCCTGCTTGGGGATCTTGCGCGTGACGCCGAGCGCCTGCAGGAACGAGCGCATGTTGTCGCTGAATCGCTCCACGAAGTCCACCTCGCGGACTCGCTTGAGGTCAGCCGCCTTGATAAGATTGGTCTCTGCCGCCATGTCAACCACTCCTTACTTTTATTCCCTAAACTCGGATATTGAACGCCTCTGGATTGCTCGCGATGAGGCGCTGTCGCTCTGCCGTGTCCTTGACCGCCATGATCTCGTCGCGGGTCATCTTCGCCGCGCCGCTGCCGGGCAGGGGCTTGCCAACCCCGACGCCGCCGACGCTCCGAGTCTCGATGAAGTCCGCCCACTCGCTCTTGACTGCCTCGGCCACAGCCTCCGCGTCCTTGACCTTGCCCGCCTCGTCGAACTCGATGCCGTCCACGTCTGACACCTTGATGATCGCGTCGATTCGCCTCTCGCTCACACCGGCATCGCGCAGGATTTTGCGGTACGCGTCTGCCTTTGCCGCGTGCACCTTCTCGGCGTCGATGGCCTTCTTGTACTCGTCGAAAGCCTGGTGCTCCTCCTCGTACTTGGTCTTCCATTCGTCGCCGCCGTCGGTCCCCATTGCGTCAAGCCTCTTTTGCAGCTCGTCGGCCCTCGCCCTCTCGGACTCCGCCCCCTCTGCCTTTTCCTTGGCCTCGGAAATTTCCGCCTTGAGCGCGCTTACCGTCTCGCCGTGTGCCTCAACGATTTCGTCGATTTTGTCATCTTCGATACCGAGTGCCTTGAGAAACTTACGCGAAAGTGCCATTTGGAACCTCCTATATTCCATTTCTTCGGAAGCGCGTTGCCTTGCGCACCGATAGTATAGCCTAAAAACAAGTTTTGTTAACACTCCATAGGTTATCCGTCTTTAAGATACGACTTGAATATGTCGATGTACCTGCTTTTGTACTTAGTAGCAGCCGGAACTAAATAGGCCTTTGGCTTTGTCTTGTACGTTCCCAGCTCAACGTAAGGGGCATATGGAACGTTCGTTCCTATGTACACCCTCGACGATGAAACGTCCAGCTGGTGTGTGATGGAGCTGCGCAGCCTGCCGGTGTCGACCGACTTGTTCTTGGTGATGATCTTCTTCGCGTTCGCCTCCGCATCCAAACCGACGGCCTCAAGAGCCTGCGCTAGTTGCTGCCTGATCGCCTGCGCTATCTGCCTAGCATTGTCATTTTGCACATCTAGGCGCACTTTAATATCGCCGGAATTGTATCCTGGGTCAACGCCGCCGCCGCCGCTTTTCTTCGGTTCTCTAGCCATCGCCTGCCACCTCCACGACCTCGCACGGAATCGGATTTACCGGCTCCCCGCTATCGACAGCCTGCATCATCAGCGCCACGTACTCCCGCTCGACCTCCTCGCCGGATATCGAGCCGTCGTCCTCCCGGTAGTCCCCCAGCCCCTCAAGCCATGGCGGAGGTGTGCCGAACTTCGCCGAATAGGCGTCCTCGGCGTCCGCCACCCCAGACGGGTCCGGTTCCCTCGGCGGCCTATCCCACTTATCGGCCCTTCTTTTTGCCACTCGCCCTCGCCTCCTTTGCAGCCGCGCGCTCGGCCATCTTCTCCTCAGGGTCCTTCATCGCCAGCCACTCCTCGAACGTCAGCCCATCGATTCGGATGCGCTTTAGGTCGATGATTCCCGGGTCCTCGAAACCTTCGAGCCGCGTTACCATCGTGCACCGGCAGTTGTACACCTCTTCCGGCCTTCCGTGCGGGTCCCCCGGGTATTCAAGCCCGCGCATGAACTCTGCGCCGACGTCGACGACCTTGCCCATCAGCTTGCGGTGGCTCTCGCGCGTTCGGTTGTCCAGGGTCGCGACCCACTCCTTTTTCAGCCTGATCCCCATTGACTGCGCCCGCTCATAGCTCGCTTGACGACCCATGTTCTCGGCTGCCGTCATTGCCGTTCGAGCCGTGCGGACGCTCGCGTTGGCGCTCATCGCCGCCACCTGCTCCATCCGCTTCGCAAGCTCCGGTATCGTGTCTCCGGTCAACAACCCCTGCGTAACTGCTTCCGTGACCTTCTGCGCCATCCACTCCGTGTGCTCCCCCTCATCGACCGACGCCATCGGCAGCAGGTTGGGTGACTCATTTACCAGCTGCGCCAGGGCGTCGCGGTCGTACAGGGTATAGCCCACCTCGAAGCCGAAGCCGCTCTCTATCTCGTAAAACCCGTAGTCGTGGTTGAGCGCGAAGCACCACGGGACGTTTTCATTGACGATCGACGCCGCTATCTCCGCCGACCTGGTGAAGTCCTTGGCCAGAACGTCTGCCATCTTCTCCCACCGCTCGCCGAGCATCACGTAATCTCTCCGCCAGCGCTCGTACTGCCGCATTGTGATCTCGCCCGCGTCCACCTGCGCCCGCATCGCCTCGTCCTCCGGACCGAACGATTCCAGGTGCTCCCGCAGCTTGCGCCTCGTGTCAATGTACGCCTTGCGGTACACGCGGCGTATCTTGTCCTCCATCACGGCTATTCTGGCGTCCACCATATCGTGTGCCCTATCCATGCCGCGCCTCGTCCGCCATCTCGAGCAATTCGAGCAGAATGCACTGAACGAGGTAGGCCATATGCTCGATCCCCGGCCGCTCCTCCCCCAGCATGTCCATGTAGTCCTGAGCGATGTGCACGGCCTCGTGCGCCAGCAGAGACGCAAGTTCGTTCCCCTCCGCCTCAGCCTCCACGAGCACCCACGCTTTGAGGACTCCTCCGTTTACCATGATGTAAACTTGGCCGTCGGCATCCTCGAAACGGCCATGCTCACCAGTTGCGTCAAGGATGGATTTCATAGCCTCGGCCCGGTCGAAGTGCAGGTACACGTGCACCTGCGGCATCAGGTCAAGCGGCATCCTGTACGGATTAACCTCCTCCATTAGACTACCTCCACTTCCTCGACCTCTTCCACCTCGTCGCCGAAGCCAAGGTTTAGCGGCATCCGCCCCATCTCCTCGGACTCGCGGCCCTCCATGATCGCCTTGACCTCGTCGGGCGAGACGTTGGGCAGCTTGGCTAGGATTGTCGCCTCGTCGAGCCACTGCGCCTCTATAGCAAGCATCTGCACTTGCTCGATCTGGTTAGATATGCGGTTGCGCTTGAACGTCGGCACGTCGTCTATCCCCAGGATGTTGAGCAGCGCCATTATCGCGTCTGCCACCTGGTACTCGAAATCGTCCGCCTCCTCGTCCAGAGGCTGGTACGCCGCCTCGATGTGGTCGTTGGTTGCCCCCGCCGCGATCACGTGCACGTCGAGCCCGCCGAAGTCCTCATAGATCCGCGAGCGTATGTCGTCTAGGTACGCTTTGCGGGCCTCATGGGGCACCTCGTTGGTGTAGGCGCTCACCTTGCCGCCGTCATCCGTGTTTGCATTGGCGATGTGCGTGATCTTGAGGCGGTCGCGGAACCTCGCCAAATCCCGGTCGCTCATGCCGCCGCAGTTCTCGACGATCCAGTAAATCGACGACACGTCCGAAAGGTCGTTCGCAAAGCCGCTCATGATGAGGTCGAACGAGTCGATTTGCTGCCGCATACCAACCAGGGTTGATTGCTTGAGCCGCGAACCCCACATCGGCACGATCGGCAGCGCCGAATAGTTCGACTCGCCCGCCACGCTCACACCGTCGGCGGCCGTACCAACGTACTCGCGGATATATCCCCTCTTTGGCTCGAACTCCACCAGCTGCCGTGTATTGCGGTCCTCACGGTACCGCGTGAAGCCGTCCTCCTCGAACACCTCCACGCTCATGGGCTTGTCTGGCGCGGCACGCCAAAATCTTACGCCAGCCCTCAGCTGCCCGGTGTACTCGTCCCAAAGCGGAACGAACTCGGTCAGCTTAAACACCTCCAAATGGTCTCGGTCCCATAACATAAACGACACGCCGTGGATCAGCGAGTAGTAGCCTGCCGTGCGAATGTCGCTGTCGAAGCTATCGCCCAAAAACTCCTTGGTGCGGTTCACGCCGTCGTCGTCGGCACTGGCGAAGGTGACCCCGTTGCCGAGCAGGTAGGTACAGCGCTGCGTGTTCAGACGCCTAAAAAACCCGCTCGCTATTTTGCTGTTGCTCGCGGTGAAGTCCTCTACCGGTGCGCCCGTAAGCGTCCAAATCGTCTGCACGTAGTTGTTGATAGTCGTGTTTCTCTGAGCGTCGTACTCGTCGGCTATAACCGCCTCGCGGAACATCTCTGACGACCTGTGCTCGGTGATGGCGCGTTGGATGAAACCGATTCGGTCCGCATCCTCCTCGAAATCCTGATATGTCAACATATTACGCAAACCTCCCGAACGGGGACGCGTAGGCCCCCTCAGCCTCATCCTGCATTACCCTCTTCGTGTATATCAAGTACCGAATAGCATCCATTGCGTGATCGTTCTCCTTTACCGGCCTGTCGCTGTCGCCCTTGGGATCCCACACGTAGGATTTAAACTCTTCGTCGGTGCGCCTCATCGTCTTGGCGAACTTGACCTTACCGACCTGCATGGCCGAGGCCGTGTCCTCGATGCCAGATATGATATCGTTTTTCGCCTTGCGGACACGGAAGAACCGCCCTTTGTCCTCATACCGTCTCAGCTCAGCGATGAACGACGTAGCGGACGGGTCTACGATCACCTCGACCTCTCCCGGCGGCATGGACGAACAGAACTTCACGAGGTCGCGCACGTACTCCGGGTTGGTCTTTTGGCGCCCCTCCTCCCTGCCAGAATAATAGTACTCGTCGGTGGCGTGCCACACCCCGTCGGGAGACTTCGCCCACATGATCGCGACGCACGGGTTTTGCGTGCCGTAGTCCACGGAAACGCACCGCTGCACGGCCTCTCCCGTGTAACGCTCCTCGTAAGCGTCCTCATGGCTCGGGTACACCAGCCCTTCTGCCTGCGTCCACAGTCCCAGGATGTAGCGGGCGTAAAACACGCCAGAGTATTGCGACTCGTACCGCTTGCGTACACGATCGCTGATGCCCGGGTTGTCCTCCATCGTGAAATGCAGGTACAGGGCGTTCCGCTCTGCTGCCCTCTGAATCCAGCCTTTGTAAAACCAGTGCGTCGGGCTGCCCGGGTTGCAGTTGAACCAGAACCGCGATCCGTCGACCGAGCAGCGCGCCAATGCCTGGTTCACTGCCGACTCGACGCACAGAGCCGTCTCGTCCACGAAGCACCCGGCAGCCGTGAAACCCTGGATGAGCATGTATGACGACTCGTCCTTTGCCCCGAACACCATGAACCTGTTCTCATGCCCGAAGCCACGCACCTGCATCATGCACTCCGACCGCTTGTACCTGGCGGAGTAGGTCCTCCGCGTCTCCGCCATCATCAAAAACGGGTCTATGACGTTCCGCACCGCCGAACCGACGGTCTTCCCGAGCACGATGAAGTTGCAACCGTCGAAGCTCTCCATGGCCCACCGTACGTATGCCCAGAACATGACCGACGTCTTTCCGGACCTGATCGCGCCGTCGCAGATCAGCGCATCGTACCGGGAATACTGGAAGGCCAGAACCTTCCTCTGCTTCTCGCCTATCAAAGCGACTTCCCAAGCTCGCGCAGGCTCTTCGACAACTCGTCTTCCTCGCCCGAAGGACGAATCATGTCGTCCTCCCCGGCCAGCTCGAGGAACTTCTCCATCGCGCGCATGTCCCCCTTGAGCGCGAGCCTGGTCATCTTGAAGAGCAGCGCGGTCATCAGACTTGCATCTTCGTCCTCAAGCTTCCCGATCTGCTTCTCGACCTCTGCCCTAACCTTCGGACTCATGGCCGACTCTGCTATCATCCTCGCAAGCTCACGCTGGTTCTTGCGACGCCTTTTTGCCTCTGCCGAAGCCTTCCCGCCCTTTCTCCCGTTCTCTCGCGCTTCCTCCGGGGTGAACCGATGCGGTATTAGATTCTCGTCATTCATCCCGGCCACACCTCCTTAACCCTTCTTGTGCGCCTGCCTGATAATCTTAGGCACCGTCTTCTCCCATTTTATATTATGGTGCAATCTTAGATGCTTGTCTCCAATTTCGGCAACATATGCCGACGATGGGTGCATCATTACCGTATAAAACGACTTTACGTAAGTACCTGACTCGTCGTAAACGTCTGTCATTCCTCCTTTGCTCTTCTGAGTCTGCGTCTGGCTTAGTTGGAACTTCGAGTATGTAAAGAATAGCCCCCCCTGCTTCCGTAAAGCACGTACGTGTTTACGTCTTCGTTAATTCTTCCAACGAATTTGAACGGCCTTTCGACGTCGCAGATGAACGAGTTCATCGCCTTTCGCAAAATCCCCTTGATAAAATTGCAGTTTCCAAGACCGCCGATCAGGTCCCCGCCCTGTGCGAACGCCACGCTCAACGCCTTGCTTGAGTCCAAAAACTCTATGAATGCATCTATGATCGAATCAAGGTCCCACGCGCTCTTGTATCCTAGCTTTCCGTCGTATTCGAACCTGAACATGAAGTCCGTGTAATCGTCGTCAAGCTCGATGAAGTACCTATACCCAAGCTCGCGCGCTATGTCGAAGCATGCGTTCCTGGCGTAGACTATCGTCCGCCGGTCCTGCGATTGGTCCGCAGCGTCGAACGTCCTCGACACCGCCAGCTTGTCGAACATGTATACCATTTCGCCGAAACGCTCGTAATACTCCGCCGCTCGGTCGTCCTCGTTGTCTATAACGATGACCACGTCGCCGGTGTAACCGCACTTCTCAAGCGTCTTGAATGTCTTAACGTTGTCGGGCCTGCCGTGGGTCAGGATGAACGCGCAGAAATCACTCCTCATCTAGCATCGCTTCCATCGAGTCCCTGAGCCTTACGTATCCAAGCTCGATTGCCCTGTCGTAGTCGATAATCACCAGGGCCGAATCCTCCATGAGCCGCTGCACGTCCCTGTCGGCGTGCGCGTAAAACTCAGCGATGCTCGCATAATTGAACACGACGTGCCTCATGGCCGCGTACTCCAAAAACTTCCGCACGTCCTCGGGTATGTCGGCGGACTCTATGTCAGCCTTAAGCTCGTCGGCCCTGGTCGTGTCGCACAAATCCTCGACCTTAGGATTCTCACCCGTGATCTCGTATATCGGGGAATCTACTTTCCGCGTGTAAGTGTCGTCTTCGACCTCATCGTCGATTGCGCCTTCGAACCCGAAAAACTCCGCGTCGAAGTCGTTCAGGCTGTCCAGCTCTTCCATGAGCATATCAAAATCGTAACCTGTGTTCATGGTGAGCTTGTTGTGGACGAGGGTGTATTCCCGGCGCTGCTCGTCAGTAAGCCTGTCCAAGTAGATCACAGGGCATTCGCTCGCACCCAATTCCTTGAGAGCGATCACCCTTCCGTGACCCTCGACTATCTCCATATCGCCGCCGCTGTTGTGCCATACGGCCACGGGGTCGTTAAAACCGTAGTCCTCTATGGACTTCTTGATCTGCTCGATTTGCTCACGGTCGTGCAATTTTGCGTTATTTGCATATGGCACCAGCTCGGAAACCGGCACGTACTCGATCTCAAGCGCGTTCATGTCGAACATCCGCCATGCCTCCTATCTGCAAAGCCAATAGACCTTTACGACGTGGGTCGGCATCTTGACGACCGTTGCGGCTATGATCCCGTTCCTCTCGAGCATGCCGACGCTTATCCGCGCCGCATCCTTCGATATGCCCGTAGCGTCGAAAATATCATCGTAGGATAACACAAGCGGCTCGCCACTCTCCTTCATACGTCTGCAAATGAATTCAAGCACCACCCAGTCGAGTTTTCGCATGGCGTGCCGACCCATGCCGAAAACCTTCTTGATCGTAAAATTCGGGATTGGCGAGCTTGCATCCTTGTCGTCAATCACGTCAGACACAGCAGCCATGCGGCGTCGCACCCCCATTCATCCTCGAGCCTTTTGGCCTGCGCAGCATGCAGCTCGCTATTTCCGTGGGCCATGGCGAACGCGCTCGCATAGGACACATCCAGCGTCTTTGCTAAATCCTTGATGCTCATTCCGAGCCTGTCCATCTCGTCTCTAAGTCTCAGCGAAACAACCTGGTCGCTGTATTTTTGCTTATTTATGTATCCCTTCACGACAGTTCGACCGCCAAAACGCCGATCGCCCCGAGTAAACCGGTCAATATTGCTGCGAACACAAGCCCCTGGGAGAACAGGACAGTCGAGCACACTATAACCGCCACATATGCAACGTGCTTCATCGCTCCCCTCCGATCTCCTCGCTGCAGCCTATGCACAGGTACCTCGACACCCAACGCCCTTCCCGTATCCCCTTCTCGTGGATGGACAACCGACCGGCCTTGATTTTCCTTCCGCACACGTTGCAAACCTGGTCGGTCCGCGTGCGCACCTCGACGTTTCTCACGTGATTTATATGTCCCGTCATCTCTTGTCCCCCCCTAGCCATCAGCGATCACCCCCGCCAGGCGCTCGGCGCGGCGCTTTTGAGCTGCTCGCTCGGTCATCATCCGCATGTGACCGTTTCCGACAGGGTCATAGAGGCCCGCCTCTATCGAGTGCCTCATGTTCTGGCTGTGGGTCACCCATTCGAGGTTTTCTGCCGAGTTGTTCAGCTTGTCTCCGTCGATGTGGTTTACCTCGGAAAGTCCGTTTGGATTTGGCACGAACGCCGATGCCACGAGACGGTGGACGAGGAACGTCCTTTTGACGTTGTGCGTGTAGAGCTTCACCGCCGCGTATCCGTTCTTCTGCACGTACTGAGCCATTTCAGAGCCGATGTTGAGGCTGATGATTCGTCCGTTGTTGCTGATAAGATAACGGTTGTTGTAACCGGGAACCATGGCGAACATCTCGTCAGTCATCGAGCCACCTCCCGTCCTTTACGAGCCTGTCGATTCTCTCGACGGTCTCTTCGTCCATTCCGTCGATGACCAGCGCTCTCGTATCTGGGCACTCGTGGGTGAGCCAGGACGCGGGGCACCATGCGCTGTGCTCCGTGAAGAACGCTAATCCGTCTTTGTCGAGCTTCTTACCGACTAACTTGACGCTCAATGGGTCCAGCGCGCCCACTCCCAAAAGGCCGCACTCGAAGCCGGAATCCGACGGACTCATGTCCGCCTTGTCGAGGTGCTCCCTTGCGAGCCACACCGTGTCGCCCGGCTTGACCTCCACGCCGTCCGCGCCGACGGCCTTGGGGGCGGGACGCTTGAGCCGCAGACCGTGCATCCTGTGCGCCTCGTCGCTTCCGCCGACGAAGTTGCGGCAGCTCCCGGCATTGATGGTCCACGCTGCGTCAGGTCCCGGTGTGTAGAGCGTCACGGAGCGCACCTCGCTTGCCTGTCCGTCCCACGTCACGAAGGGATCGCCCATGCGCACCGGCTCCCCGTCGGCGTACATCGGCCAGCTCACACCCTCTGGCATGATGCGGCAAGCCTCGCGCAGCTCCTTGAGCTCGTAGTGCTCCTCGGCCATGGTCCGCGCAACGGCCACGGCCTCGTCGGCGCTCTCCGCGTTGAGCACCCTGCACAGGGCGTCCAGCCCTGCGGACTTCTCGCGCAACCCGGCCATCTCGTACATGGTCCACGGGTGCACGCCGGAGTCGTCGGCGCGGGCGTCGGCGATGCGGCGCTCTATGCCGGCGCGGGCGTGCTCGCGGTCTTGTTCCGGCCTCGTGCCGTGGATTCCGATGCCGTGCTCCCCGCACCAGACCGTGGGCGCGCAGCTCACCACGGCTCCCATCAGCTCCCGCGCCAGCCGCTCCATGGCGGTCCGGCCGCCGTTCTCCTTGCTCTCGTCCATCGCTTATCCTCTCCGTCACCTGGTATGAGCCTGTACCTCTTGCACCCAGTGTCGATCTCCGTTCACGGCATCGGCCAAATAGTCTCCGACTCCCATGTAAGCCATCGCGATGCACACCGGCGAAGCCTCTCCGCCGAAAAACTTGTCGTAAGTCATGTCCTTGTTGACCACGCAGCCGAACACTGCGTCGCCCTCTATGACCCGCTTTTCTCCGCCGTACTCGATGGTGACCCTAACTGTTGTCTCGTCCATTCTTGACCCCTCTTTCCGTTTCCGCGAAATCCGACGCAGACTTAAAGTCATCGAATGACCTGGCATCTTCGAGCATCACGTAAGCGTCGAGTCCGAATACGCGGAACACGTGGGCCTTGAGTTCGGTTAGCGCAGCGTACTCGCTTTCGGCATAGGTTACGAACGTCCTGACTTTATTCGGGCAACCGTCATGGCCCCTTATGTGCAACATGTACTTTATCGCCCAGAAGTCCATGCCGCGCATGTCTGAACTGACCTGCGTCACCATGCCGTCGGAAACGTCAGATGCCATGGATGCCAGCGAGCACTTCCAATACCAGCCGTTCTGCGATACCATGGCAAGCGCACAGCTCTTGCTGCAAGGATCTCCTGCCCTCATGGGGCATTTTAGGCTAATCACGTCGCTTGCCTCCTATCTCTTCTTTTTTTTAATTAGGTACTATGCTGCTCTCAAGGTTCCCAACCGCTGTGTTTATTATATATTATAATGTGATTCGCTATGTCTA